AGAAAAAGGTTTAGGTATACCAAAGGGACAAATCATATTACCAATCAACGGTCAGGTATCCACTGATAGCATGACCGTTAACTATGATGAGAATCCATTGAACATTATACAAGCCGCGCTCGCCGCTAATATCAATCAGGCAATCGCAGGAGAGGGAAAAAGTGTGGATGAGTCGAGTCCACTTGGTGGCATAATGAAAAAGTTAAATGTTTCAAGAGAAGAATTAAAACAATTTATTGGTGCAGCCGCTGGAGCGTCTGCCGCTAATGCATTGTCTGGAAATACTGTAGACATTAACGCCCTGACATCTAGATTAAATGGCACGATTTTGAATCCAAACTTAGAACTTTTATTTAAAAGTCCTCAACTGAGATCATTTTCTTTTCAATATTTGATGCTTCCTAGAGATAGTGATGAGGCAAAGCAGGTGATAGGAATACTTAGAATGTTAAAATCAAATATGGTTCCAAAGTTAGAAAGGGGAACTTACTTTTTGAGAACACCAAACATTTTTAAACTTCAATATATGAAAGGTGGATCGCCACATCCCTTCCTCAATAAGTTTAAGATGTGTGCTTTGAGATCATGTGATGTGCAATACGCACCACTAGGAACTTATGCTACATTTTTTGATGGTGTGATGCACGCATATAGGTTGACAATGCAGTTCACAGAACTTGATCCAGTGTATGATGTCGATTATGAAGATACAACAGGTGGAATGGCATCATTTAGAGAGGACGCTGCAGAACAAGCTGCTCTTAATGCAAAAGCTAAATCCAGTAGCATAGGTTTCTAAAATGTCAGATTACTTTAACCGTTTACCAGACTTTGAATATCCAAGTAGACTTCCTGATGCAAAGATATCAGACTATATTCGTGTAAAAAACTTTTTTAAAAAGGGAGCACTGAGAGAGGATATCTTTCAAGAACTTGCATTCTTTACAAAATATCAGATCCGAGGTGATGATCGTCCAGATAACGTGGCGTTTGAAATCTATGGTGATCCAGCACTTGATTGGTTGGTTCTTCAATGTAATAACATTGTCAATGTTCATACCGAATGGCCATTGTCACAAATAGATTTTGATAGATTCTGTTTAGAAAAATATGGGAGTTATGATACGCTTTTCAATGGCGTCCATCATTACGAAACTGTAGAGATAAAGAATAGTGATGGTGTAGTTATAATCAAAAGTGGATTGCAAGTTCCATCAGATTTTTCTGTGACTTATTTTGATAATGGTTTAGAGCAAATGATTACGGCAAGCAGTATTACAACTGAAGTAACAAACTATCAGTATGAAGAGGACATTCAAACAAACAGGAGAAATATATTCTTATTAAAACCACTATATGTCCCAACTGCAATTGATGATCTTAAAGAAATCATGTCATATAAAAAAGGTTCCACTCAATATGTGAGTGAAACCTTGAAGCGTGCTGATAATATCAGACTTTATGAGTGATCACTCCTCAGCGAGTTTCTGGAAGTAACTCAGAGCATCGTCTTCGTCTTCACTAGAAGAAGACTTAGGTGTGATGTCAGGAGCATTAAAGTCTGCTGCAGGTGCAGGAGGCTTGCTTGACTCAAAGTTAGGAGTGAAAGAACCACGACCTTCGCTCTCGTCCTCATAGGATTCGTCACGAACCATGGGGCGAGACTTCTGACCCAGAACCATCTTCAGACGGTTGTCCAGTTGTTCGTAGGTCTTGAACTGGTCAGATGCAGTCAGTGCTGCCAGAGAATACTCTTTCTTCCACAGTGCTTCCAGAGCATCATCATCCTCAAGCAGAGGACCAGGACGATCAAACTCAGAAGAATCATAGTTCCAGTAACCCTGGACCTTCTTCAGTTTCAGTTTGAAGTTAGCACCCTGCCAGAAGTCAAAAGGATTAATAGGAGTTTCATCCTCAAACTCAGGTTGCATTGCTTCCATCACCTTGTCAAAGATCTTCTTACCAAACTTGTAGAGGAAGACTTTGCCTTCGTTCTGAGGGTTTGCTTTGTCTTGGACAACATAGATGTTGGCATAGTAAGAGAGCTTGCGCTTCTGCTTACGCACGGTGTCCTTATCAGAGTCAAGACCGCTGTTCCAGAGTTCACGGTTGTGCTCAGACACAGGATCTTTTTGACCCAGGGTAGTCAGGGAGTTTTCAATATACCATCCACCAGGACCCTGAAATGCATGGGAATACATCTTTGCCCAGGGGAGTTCTTCCCCTTCAGGTGCGGGCAGGAAACGGATGACTGCATAACCATTGCCAGTCTTATCCATTTCGGGTTTCCAGAGGCGCTCATCTGCACCACCAGAAGTATTGTTCATCTTCTCAACTTCTTTGACCAGTTTTTGAGTCAGAGAACCAAGAGAGGATTGCTTTTTAAGATCGGAAAAGGACATTCGGATTACCTAAGATTAGTTGGATTTGGCTTGTGTGTACCTTCATATTCTACATGTCAAAGTCGTTGTCGTCAATCTGTTTTTTCATGACATCAATCATCGAAGACATATTGTTAAAGACCACACTCATGTCGGTCCCTCTAGGGAGACCCATCATCGTCGCAGATTCTACGATTTGATCTTTCATCATCTTAGCATCAGGATCATCTGACAAACTCAAACGAGTGTAGAGAATCTTCTGCTTATCAATCAGTTTTTCTAAGAGATCAATATGGATCAACTTCTCATCGTTGTCCATGCTAGGGAATGAGAATACATTTTTATAAACTTCTTCTTGAAGTTCTTGTATCTCAACCATTTCTGCACGTACTACTTCAGAATCAAAGAAACTCATCTGTCTCCTAAAACAACTTCTTTCAAGATAATTTTATATTTGGGTACATCAATATTTAGGAATGGAGAATACTTCTTCATCTTCATACTGACGGATTCCCACACTGGGTCTGTGAGGTTATCATCCCATTTCTTTTTGAAACCAAGAATGTGATTCAGAATCAACAAGGTTTCGATTGACACATTACCCTTCAGGTGTTCCTTCAGGATTTGTGGATGACGTGTCCCATCCATTGCAAACATAGAGTCAAAGTCTCCATCGTCGAAGACTGATTCTGTTTCCTCTCTAAAGAGGTATGAGAGAGATTGCGTTCTTCGCTTCCAGTCAGTGTATCTACTTTCACCATTGCGTATCATCTCTCCTATCCAAAGCTTACTTGGATC